AAATTAATAAAAAAGTTGCAGAAGCTATTAATTATGTAACTGGTGGTACAGAAGATGTTAAAGGATTCCTCAGTCCTACAGGCGATCAATTAGATTATTTAGTAGGTCAAGCTACTGGTGGTGCTGGTCGTGAAGTAATGAAAGTTGGTAAAGCTGCTACTGCTATATCTACCGGAAATACTGATCAATTAGCTTCATATGATATTCCTCTTGCTGGACGTTTTTATGGGGATACTAATTCTCCTGCTGCTAACTCACAACATTTTTACGATAACATCAATAAAATGGGTGAATATGAAGCCACAATTAAAGGCATTAGACAGCGTAAAGAAAATGTTAATGAATACATGCAAAGTAATCCTGAAGCCCGTTTGTGGCAACAAGCTAATAATGCATCTAATCAAATAGCATTATTAAATAAACAAAAGAAAGCATGGGAAAAAGCTGGTAGAACTGATGAGCAGATCAGAACTCTTGATGACCGTAAACAAGCCATCATGACAAGATTTAATGATAAGGTAAAGGCGTTTCAGGATTAATGGGGTTTAACAGATAAGAGATTGTTCTCAAAAAGCCAGCCTATAGTCTTTCTATGGGCTTCTTCCCAGAACTCTACTCTTTCCTGTTTGTCCATGTCTTTTCCTTGGTCAAGTTCCATGTGGCAGGGGTAGCACAATGCAGCGACCCTAAAATCGTGGGATTTGATTCCACGGCCTTTTCCATCTCTGAGTTGGTTTGAGTGAGCTGCCACAACTGTGCCGTCAGACCGACCACACGCTTGACATGGTGAATTTCTAAGTATTTCAAGGATTTGTTTGTTTCTATACAATTTTGTTATATTATTCAAATGGTTACATTAAACACTAGAGGATTGTAATGCGACACAGCGAAGAGTCAGATCAGGAGTTTATCAGAATTTGGAGAGAATTAGGTAGCCCTGCATTAGTTGGTAAGAAATTAGGCATGAACCCTAGAAGCGCTATGACTAGACGTAGGAATTTAGAAATACGCTACAAAATAGAGCTTCCTACTACCAATTCTCAACGAGAAGAAAAAAAGCCTCCAAAGGTGGCTCAAGCTGCTCATAACGTCCGAAGAGGCATAGAAGTTGACAAAGTTAAAAAGATTCTAGTTTTCTCAGATGCTCACTTTACTGATGAAACCACTACAGCATTTAAAGCATTACTCAAGTTCATAGAGCATTTCAAGCCTGAAGTCATTATCTGTAACGGTGATGCATTTGACGGGCAAGTTCTTAGCAGATTCCCATCCATTAATTATGATCAGAAACCTACTGTTTTAGAAGAACTAGAATCCTGTAGATGGCATTTGGGGGAGATCGAGAAGGTACGTCCTGCTGGATGTAGATTGATCTGGACGCTGGGCAATCATGACATGCGCTACGAATCTTGGCTGGTTAATAAAGTTCCTGAGTACTCTGGTGTAGATGGATTTTCATTAAAGTATCATTTCCCTATGTGGGAGACTTGCTGGAGCTTTTGGGTAGGTGAGGATACAGTCATTAAGCATCGTCTCAAGGGAGGCCGTACAGCTGGCTATTCTAACCTTTTAGCTGCTGGGAATACCAATATAGTCACTGGTCATACGCACGTCCTCTGTGCCTCTCCTATTACTAATTTTCAAGGTACGTGGTGGGGTGTTCAGACTGGTTGTTTAGCAGATCCTATGTCCGCTACTTTTGAATACTGTGAAGATGGCCCAAAAGACTGGAGATCAGGATTTGTAATGCTGTCATTCGATCAAGGTAGGATGCTAATGCCGGAACTTGTAATGGTATGCGGGGAAGATAAAGTAGAATTTAGAGGGGAAATTTTAAAAATTTAAAAATTAAAATTAATGTTCTAGTTGATTAAATTCAAAACTCAAAACAGGTTTATCTAAAGCCTCTAGCGCCCATAAAAGGTAAGTTTTTACATCTTCCTTATTATCTCCATACATAGAAGCAGCGCAATATCCCATTGGGATACCCAGTTCATCGTAATAGACCTCGCAAATCTCTACGAAGTCTATCCCGTCATCATCTGTATGGTCTACAAGCCTGAGATTCCAGCTCATTCGCTGTCTTTCTCACGATCAGCAATAAACCATTCAACAGCTCTAGCAAACTTCTCTAATCTATGAATGTTATTTTGAATATCAAATGTAGAGAATCCAGCATCGGAAGCCCACATATAGACATCTTTTCTAGTAAAGTCATCGACTACTACATGCCCTAAAAACGGAATTGGTTCAATCATGATATTTTCGATAAAAGTGAAGCAAGTTGTACAAGTGCTTCACGAATTTCTGGGTGTTGATCAAACTCGTCAGCTCTGCTAAGGATATTACTGGCAATATTTAAATTTGTCATGTCTTCTTTAAAAACATTTTTATTTATTTGACCTGTCATATACCGAGTGTATAAATCTTTAGCCTTATAAAGCATCTCATGAGGAGATAGACCAAGGTTACTATCTGACTTTTTAAAGATCTTATCCCAGTTACTCATACCTTCTTCTGACATAGGCTTTTGATATTCACTCATTTCTTTACCCTTTTCTTAATTGCAACAATACCTTCTTCTTTTTGATCTCTAGCTTCCATAATGCTATCGGCTATTCTCCAAGGTTCTACGGGGTCAAATGCAGTATGTTTACTAACCAATCCCAATGTAGCAAACATAGCAAAACAATCTCTTAGATCATTCTCATTCATTTGGCATTCCTTTTATAACTTGTTTAAGTCTACGTTTAGAGTTTCCATAGGATTTGCGAAAAGCATATACGGCCTTTTCTTCTTCCATACCAGATTCCACAGCAACGGTAGCTAATACCATACTTAATGCCGATAAAATAATTGTGGTATCTACGTTAGCTTTGGGCAATAGAAACTGAAATACCTCTACAGCGAGTTCTTTTACTGGATCTTCCATTAGTGCATCTCCTGTTTCATCGTAGCAAGAATACGCTCTTGCTCAAACTTCATTTTTACTAATTCCATAATTGCTGCACGTTCTTCCCGTTCAGCTTTCTTACGTTCAAAGTAAACCCGTTCATCTATCCTAGTCTTCCATCCGTGTTTCATCATATCTCCAATTGATCTAATTGTTCTAATACTAGGGTATCCATGTACTTACCCTTATAAGCAATAACCTTGAGTTCTGAGATACGTTTTACGGCCTTTGCAGCATCACGAATTCCTTGGTTATACCCAGACTTATACTGATCTCCACCATCTAATATCATGCAAATTGCATCCCTAATCATTCCAGACGCTTTGCGTTCCTTTGCAAATGCACTGATACGGTCATGGTATTCCTTTGGAAGGTATACAGAATATGGTACTAATTTATTTACTTTTTCCATTTTTCAAACTCTTCCTTAAATTTAATGAATTTTTCTCTAGCTTCCGTATTAGTTTTAAATTCTGCTCGTGAATCAATGTCAAAATGCATCTTCATCCATTCAGAACACTCTGCTTCTGAAGTAACAAGCTCACCTTCACGAAGAGAAATATAATTCCAAAAATATTTATCTCTACAGACTAACCCAGCCATAGATACAGCAGGATCATTTTTACGAGCCTGTACGACTGGTTTCTCATCATCTCCTAGCCTTACCATTACTACCATATAACGAGCGCCTACAAAGTCTCTTATGAGATTATCTGGTAAATCATCTGGGTGGACAGCTAAAGACAGCATATAGCCATCTTTAGACTGCTTCAATCCAGTTTTAATTCCCTCAAACTGGATCGTTTCCACGTTTTTTCTCCAAGTAAATAATTACTCCCTGATGTTTGTAAATTTCCATTAACAATTCAGCATTTTCATTTTCAAGATCTTGAGTAACTCTCATTTCTTTAGCCAAGGCTTCCTGAAGATTCTTTGCTAATCGCTCCCAATCTACTGGAGTTTCTTTTTTAGTAATAGCTTTCTTAATCATAATTCAGGCATCCGTTCTTCAGTTTTATTAGTTGGTTTCCATGTATTTACTTTAATAGATAAAAACTGGTTTCCTGCAGCGCTTTCACGATCCCATGCATCAATCTTGATAAGAATCAATCCGTTACCTTCTTCCAGTAATGAACGTACATAGTCACGATCTAACTCAAGTTTTCCCCACATATCAGGGGCTTTCTCGTGTTTCTTCTCTTTGGTTTTATGCAATATGCCTGTGTTTGGGTAATCACTCATTCTGTGCCTTTCAATGCTTCTTTAGTTATTTTAAATGTTGCAAAAATCTCATCAAATACTGCTACGTCTTTTACCTTCAACTGCTCTAATAGCTGCATATTGATTCTGTAAATACTGTTTACATCCTCTGGCTTCTTAGCCAACTTAATCAATACAGCAATACCTTCTTTAACTGCTACAGGCCATCCATCTTTCGATACATCTACCGATACTTGCCAAGGCTCAGAACTATCAAAGAACTCTTCTTTCCTAGGCTCTGGTTTAACTTCAGCTTTAGGTGTAACCTTTGGAGCTTCTGCTTTAACTGGTGCTTTAGGCTCTACAGAATCCACCACATCATTCTCTACGATCTCCATAGCCATTAGCCATAAGTATCTGCGAATGTATGTATGAGTCGATCCTAAGTTCTGAATAGGCTGTGTCTTCTCTACGCTGGCGTAAACCAATGGGGTAGTAAAAGTAATATAGCCATCACCTTCAGTTTCATGAACAGTCAAGTAAGCAGTATCTTGAGTAAACGATACAACTCCACATAGACCTACCTTATTGAAGATCTCCGTTACCTGTGGAATAAAGTCACCTAGCTCAAAATACTTGAACTTAGCAAACTTATTCTCACCAGACTTATTAAGCTGGGTGCTATGCAACTTAACACGGGCTTCTTGTAACTTCTTATATACGCTCATTTGTTACTCTCCAATTCAATTAATTTCTCAGCGTAATGAATGACTTTCCTTAGATCGTCAATACCACCTTTATCACGCCATCTGCTTGCATACTTAATAATGTTTCCTTCTAAGTATGGAATGTTATTAGCGGTAATGTAATCCCA